TTAATAATTCATAAATAATAATTCTTGCATCTTCTTTGTGGCACCTTGCTGAATATTATAAGTTGTCACAACCGTCTTCAAATTGAAATCTTTAAATATCTCCCGTGTCTCCGGGACATCATTTATTGACAATATGAATTTACCCTTCATATTCTTAAATAAGTCCCGCAGGTTATAATAATCATCCTTATTGAATATCCCCTTGCCATAATAGTCTTCGCAGTCCCAATATGGTGGATCTAAATAAAAGAATGCATCTTCCGTATCGAACTTCGGCATGATCTTTTGATATGGTAGATTTTCTATCCATGCCCGTGTTAGCCGTAAATGTGCTTCAGACAAATTCTCTTCAAGCCTCAACAAATTAATACGTGGTCGGCTGGTTTTGCTTGATGTGAAATTGAATCTATCCACATTCCCACCATAACCACACCGCTGCAAATAATAAAATCTTGCTGCTCTTTGAATATCTGTCAATGTCTCCGGATTTTCTTTCTTAAACCGTTCATATTCCTCTCGTGCTGTTAATATCCACTTGAATTGTTTGCAAAATTCTTCCAAGTGATATTTAATGATGCGATATAAATTGACTAAATCTTTATTTATATCATTGATAACTTCGACTTCGCTTTCTTCCTTTGCGAAGAACAACCATGCTGCACCTGCAAATACTTCCACGTATTGCTTATGCGATGGGATTAAAGGTAGTATTTGTTTAACCAATAATCTTTTACCACCCAAATAACCCATAAAACTGTTCATTTCTTTTCCCCCTTCTTTTAAATTAACTAAGTATTATCTTCTCTGCTGTTTCTATTTCAATTAATATGTTGTTTTCGTCGATGGCTTTGCCTATTATTTGCCACCAACTCGACGCCATATCAGCGTTGTTTATAATTGCGCCGTTTGCTCCCAAATATAAAATCGAACCGGCTCCAAAAGTATTTATGAAATTTTGCACTCCCGAAAGTGCTATTCTTATATATTCTCCCGCAATTGCGTCCTGCAAAGTCATTCCATCTGCTATCGCATCCACGCTGTTATTACTCGCCAAATATGCGCCAGTCTCAGTTAAATGCACTAATTTATTTGCTTGTAAATCTTCTGCGGCTATAACAATAATGACTTCTCCATTGGCTGTTGACTCTGCCCCTGCTATTCCACCACTTCCCTTGCCATTTCTGAAAAGTGCGCGTTCAGGAACTGATTTTGCTTTTACCTGTATTAGACCCATTTGTCTCCCCTTACAAATATTTGCAGTTCCGATGTTCCTTTAATATTATCTTTGTTTATTCCGACGATTTTACCTTTCTTCGATATCTTATTCAAATATGTTTTATTGAAGATATTCGCTAAATCAATTTCAACATTTGTCCCCAAATATCTGATATTACCGTAATCTCCATCCACTATAATTGGCACCAAATATTGATTAATATTCCCAAATAAATCCAGCGCCGTCTTTGCTAATAATCCATCAAGCGTATATGGATATATTCTTCGATTATATTCAATCCAATTCGCAACGATATTACCGTCCGCCACCGGCAATTCAATTGCAAATACAGAATCATCGAATTGAGTTATAATAAGTCCTTCTAATGACGGTAATAAAACTATTACAGCCTTCTCATCAATTGTTTGCATTGCATATAAATCGTTGGTCGGATCTGGAGCTCCGATTGCATAATATAATCCGTGTATTGATTTTAAAGTCGATAAATTATAATCAGTACTGCCAGGCGTCTTCGTGTCTTCATCAGGATTCAGATTCATCCCTGTCCCCGTCCAAATCATTGCCGTCTCGAATTGCTTATCGTTATAAGCCCCGCCATTTTGCGCAATGATTTCCTCATCTTCACCATTCTCTGATTTTGGGACATGCCAACGCGTGGCACCGCTAATATTGAATTTACGTGTTATCTTTTGCTCTTTATCTTTATAAATATCTGCGGCGGTAATAACTATATCCCCTCCACCAAAAACTGGATAGAATGCTATGCTTTTGCTCTCTGCTTTGAAAACAAATTGTTGCAAAAATCCTTCACTTAGTTTATCAAAGAAATCCCAGCAGTTTCCATATTCCCCACCAATTGCGCTGTCGTCTGAATTAAAGATATACTCCATATATTCTGCCGGATTTGTCCCCGCTATAACGCTCCGCCGAATGATATAGATATAATCACTATCTAGCGCATCGCCAGGCAGATTATTTTTGTCATTTGTTTGTTTGTAGCATTGAATATATGTTAACGGATTATTTGTGATTGTATATGCCCCCGTTGCCGATTCTCGAGTTAATAATGTGCAATAAAAATCAAACATCGTTGACATTATACTTATTAGATCTGACAATAAAATAAACTTTGCGTCATAATTCTCGGCGGGGTGGAGCCAGCTCGTCACGTGCTTAATGTTAGCATCATTATATTCCCTGTCTCTCATTCTCCCTAATATTTCAGGGATAGCAATATCAACCATCGATTGCAATGTTATACTTTCCAAAGCAAGCCGATCCAAGCTAACTACTGTGATTTCCCATTCGCAATAGTCTTCTCTTATTATCAAATCATCGCTTGAATGCAGACTCTGTCCCCCGATAAATTCTAATGTCCACGTCGGCGTCCCTCCCACATCTGCTTCGTAAAAGCTCAACCAAACATTAGGAATATAAATATTGCGCCCAAATATCCAAGAATAGACCTGTTCGGGATAACTGTTATCATTCATTATCCAATCACGCACTTCCGACCATTCACCTTCCATTTGCGAAATATCAATCTTCAATTTCATTTCGCCAGCCGAAGGCATTCCAATAGGCAAATAATCATTAAACTTTACGTCGATTTGCCAAATAGGTAATAACATCCAATCCGGGAATTCAACGCTTTGCGTTATGTTCCTTGTTGATGTCGTGGCGGGCCAGAATACAAGTTTATGACGTTTGCCCGTTTCGTCGGTAGTAATTTTATAAAATTCTGTGTCGTTGCGAGTATAAGGCATCTATGCCTCCAATTCTATTTTTATCTTTTTTGTTCCTGCCTCTGCGTCGTGTTCAACTGAATATTTTCTTAAATAAACACGCATGACATTATCAGCAGGATAATCGCTGGGTTTTAATTTGTAATCTTTTAAATCGATAAATAATGATTTTTTGAGAAATATATTTGACTGATAGAAAGTATCATAATCCGATGCATCATTATAAAATTTCGGCTTCAATTCTATATTTAGCACATATTTATTTGTTGCTGAATTCCGTTTTGTATCATCCGCATATTCAATGATTTCAGATTCAATTTCAGGATTTGCAAAATTGCCGAGAACGGGCATATCCATTTTTATAACGTTTGTTTCTCCTTCTGCAACTGTCCGTGCGATATATTTAGAAGTTTCTTTCCTGTCAAATCCGAATAATGTTGCCTGTGTTATCGCCATAATTCTTTTTCTTTTGGTTGCACAATTATTTTCTGTTCTATCTTATTGTTATTATATACTTCCGCAATTTTCCGGTTCTTAAAATTATAATCTAAATTTTTCTGCAAATCCTTAAATGCGGTTTTTATTTCTTCTGTTTGCTGTCTAAATTCTGCTCTTATCTTATCTTCATTCACTTGCAATTTTATTGAAGATATATTGTATATCTGCTCAATTCGTTTCTGAAATGAGAATTTGCGTTCCGTCCTGGCAATAACATTTTTAAGAGCTTCGTCAGATTTTGAAACATAATCATAAATCGAACCTCCCGTTTTGTTTGTCCATCGTAAAAATTCCGCGTTGCCTTCCGCCTTTGTTGCCTTTGCTGTTGCAACACTTTCTCCACGTGATAAATATGCTGCTATTGAATCGCTTGTTTCTGTGCCGGGACCTTTTAAATCAACAACTCCACTCCTAAAATTCAATTTGCTCGCTGCACTTTGTGCTAACGCCAAAGCTGCATATATTGCAGCCGTTGCCGATCCAGCTATGATAGCTCCCAGAATAGGATTATCCGCAAATGATTTAATTATTGCTTCAGCAACTCTAACAGGAACTTCTGCTTCAAGCATCTTAATCGCCAACAGAATCGAGCTTTTCCCGAATTTCTTATTTTCTGCCAGAACTTGCGTGAAATAAGCGCCATACATTACTATTTTTTGAGCTGTTATTTTGCTTTCTAAATCAGATTGCTGTTTTGCGATATTTGTTTTTTCGTCATTTAGCGCTTTTTCTTTCTCCTCTAAATCTTTTGCAATATCATATTTCTTGTCTGCTAACGCTTGCTCTCTTAGTACTTTGTATTCATCAAGTGCCTGTTGAATTGCAATTTGTCTCTCTTTCAAAACATTTTCTTTCTTTTGCGATTCAATTAATTCGTCAGATTTTTGTTTATAAAGCGATTCCATCGCCGAAATTGTCGACTTCCTGAACGCTTCTTCAAACGTTGCTTGAGCGCTTTTTTCTCCCGTCCTGCCTCTCTGATTAATTTCTTTTGCTTTGTTATTGTATTCTTCAATTGTTATTTGTCTGTTCCTGTAGCTCTCTAATAATTGCTTTTCTTCTTCTTTTATTTGATTTTTAGCGCTTTCAGTGTCAATTTCAGGAATTTCGATATTCTTGAAGCCTGCGACGACTGTCTCCACTGCGCTTTGATATATATTTTTATTAGCTTCTGCATATCTTTTATCAGCTTCTAATAATTCCGCATTCAGAGCCATTTTTGCATTTAACAATTTGCTGAGACTTATATCTCCATATCCAACCTCATCATCGTATTTTTTCTTTGCATCTAAAAGCGCTTGCTGATACATCCGTTCATTTTCATCGGAAATCCGCGAAATCCGTTCCAATTCTGATACGTAGTTCTTCTGATTTTCCGCATCTTCGATTTGGTTAAACGATTCTTCGATTTTTGCGTTATTCTCGTTGATTTTTGCCGTGTTCTTAGTTGTCGCATTTTCCTCCTGTAAATATTTTATTCTTTCTTTTAATAAACCCGTGAGAGCATTGTATTGATCGGTTGCTTGCTGATAATTTTCATTCTCAATCGAAACCTTTATTTTTGCGGGCAATTCTGATATTGCTTTATCTATCGTTGCCTGCATCTGCTTTTTATTTTCTTCGTCAACCTCAAATTCGAGATTCTCAACTTTAAATTTTTGATCTAAAATATCGTCTGCAATTTTTTCAGATAGCTCTTTTGCTTCTTTTTTTGCCTCATCAGTTTCCAAATTAATAACAGTTCTATCAACGGCTTCTTTTTGCTTTATGAGGAGATTTAATAATTCTTGATTTTTTCTTACTTCGTCAGCTTTTGTCAAAACGAAACCTTGATATTTTAAATCAAGATCGTCTGCATTCTGCATCGCTTCTAAATCTTGTCTTTCTTTTTCCTGTGCATTCTTTATATTTGCAAGTTTTTCTTTCTCTATATTTTCAAGAGAATTTTTAGTATTGTCATTTTGCCTTTTATCCTGTGCCTTTAATAAATCTGAAAGCTGGTTGTATTGATCTTTTGTGATTTTTGCATTCTGTTGCGCAGCATTCAGCTGTGTCTGAATCGAATCTTTCGCTGTCTTTCTTTCAGTCTCTGAAGTTAATTTTGCACGTGCATCTATTTGTTGCTTGATTTTATTAAATGCCTCATTCTGTATCTGCTCTTCCTGCTTTGCCTGTTCTATTGCTCGCTCTTTCTCTTGTTTATCAGGTAACGACATTGCATCAATTCGCTTCTGCCCGAATTCCCTAGCGAAATTTAATGCTTTTTGTAATTGGACCTTTTCATCAGTACTAAATTTTATGCCTTTCTTACTCAAATCCGCGAACATATCTTCGACTTGATCCATCACTGCTCTGACTTGCTCGGGTGTATTTTTGCCATAAATTTCACCAACTTTCGCCATTAATTTCGCTTGCTCATTATAATGAGTAGTCCAAAATCCGAAAGCATCGCCAAGTTCTTTGACAAAATTATTTTTAGCTACATCGGCTTCAATATAAAATTGCCTTTGCAAATTAGCTGTCATCGAAGCTGACAATCTTGTCAATTTACCATCCAATTCCTGTAATTTGTCTCCCGTGTTTCGCGATACTTCTTCCAATCTACCAAGATCATCCGAGAATTTGTTTGTATTTACATGCAATTCAGGATAATTCTTATTTATAATTCCTTGCAGTTCTTCGAATCGTTTCTGTTGTTCTGTAGACCTCCCGCCTTCTAACCCTAATTTTTTATATTCGTCAACGAGCTGTTTCTTCTGTTTAACATTATCATAAGTGGCTTGCGTATCCTTCTTTTGCGTGGCTAGTGCCTCTCCCATTTCCTTATTCGATTGTAGCTGTTCTTCTTTTGATTTATGCAGCCAACTTGTAAGTGCAATAATCCCACCCGTCAATAAAGTCACGGCTGTCAAAACTGCTCCGAGCGGATTTGCTCGCATTGCCGCATTGAAAGCTTTCGTCGCCACTGTTGCTATTCCCGTCACTGTTGCTTTTGCACCAAGTGCTGTATTATGCGCTATTTGCGCGATAATATTCTGTGCAATTGCAGAATTCTGAAACGCTATTGTGGCTGACCATATCTTTGTTGCCGCCACCACTGCCAAAACTGCCGGTGCAATAGTCGAAAGATTTTGCGATAAAAAGACAATTGCCGGTGATATTGTCTCGACTGCACTTTTAATTGGTGGTAATAAATTGCTCCCTACATTTATTGCCAATTCTTGCAAATTTGCTTTCAGATGGTCGAATTGCGCCGAAACTGTGTTCTCCATTTCCCCGAAAGCCGATTCAGTTGCTCCCGCCGAATTTGCAAATTGATCCAGTGTCTGCTGGAATTTCTCTCCACCCACCGTTAATGTGTTAAAGGCAGACGTTGCTTCCATCGAAGAAAATACTGCGCTTGCATTTATTCCCATCGATTGCAGCTCTCCTGTGATTTTTTGCAATGTTGCAGGCACGCCTTCGCTTGCAATCGATTCTATAGAAATTCCCAGTTTTGCTAAAATCGGTGCTAATGATGCGGAAGGTTTTTGTAATTCGTTTAATAAAGCATTCAATCGTGTCGTTGCCTGTGCAGCGGGAACTCCGTTTGAAGTCATTACCGCCAGAGATGCCCCAACATTTTTCAAATTCACGCCCATCGCAGCTGCGGTTGGAACGACTTGCGAAAGCGATTGATTAAGCTCGGGAATTGTTATTACGCCGAGATTCACAGCTGTAAATAATATATCCGAATTTTCAGCCGCTTGCGATGCACTTTGCCCATACGCATTTGTGATACTGCTCAATAATTTGACCGTATTTCCAATTGTTTCGCCACCACCGACTGCCAGTTTTCCGGCTGTTTCCGTGAAAGCTTTCATATCTTCTGTATTTGCACTTATTCCCGAAGAAAGTGCATCATACATTGCCGTTTGCATCTCAATCGCGGAGATTGGAATGTCCCTGCTCATTGCCAATGCTAATTTTTGCAAATCAGGTGCGATTTCTTTGGCAGCGCCTCCCAGCGTCCGGATTCTTGCTGTTGCTTTTTCCATCTCCACCGCTGATGATACCGCTCCTGCCAAACTCAATCCTGCACCCATCAATCCGAGCGGTCCCAAAACTGATTGCGCCGCCGAACCAATTCCTTTAATTTTCTCGGAAAAGCCTTTCACATCTGCTTTTTCAATTGCTTTATCGAATTTCTCGACTTCTTGCCTTGTCTTCATTAAAGCAGATTGTGCCGATGCGAATTCTTTTGTGCCAGATTTCCCCATCAGCTGTAATGATGCAACTACGTTTCTCTGCTCTTCGTATAATTCTCTTGCCCTTGCCTTCGCGTCGATAAATCCTTTGGAAATGGCTTGCGTGGCTTCTGATGCAGATTGTTTCGCACCCGCTGCATCTAATTTGACGTCGATTCTCGCTGCTTTTGCTAATTCCGATTTTGCTGAATTAGAGAAATTCGCAAGATTTGCTTTCGCGTCCGCTGTGTTGATTTTTATTATATATTCAAGTGCTGTCTGCATTTTATCCTAATATTTATAGTCTCGTTTCTGTTGACCAAGCATTTAAACTATATCTGACATTATTGGCGCAGTCGTGCTTAACTTGTATTTTCAAAGCTTCATTTGTATCATCAGCGATTGCTTGCACATCCCAATTATCTGTTCCCGCATCAGCTGCTGTGACTACTTTTGCAACAGTCCCCACAATAGTTGTGTTATTAGAAGCATCTCTTTTAATTGCGCCTTCTAACGTCCAAGTCTTAACTAAATAGCCTGTATTATCGATTGCGTTAATTTGGATGCGGAAATGATAAACGGATTTTGCTAATATAAGCAATCTGCTACTCGAAGCATCGGTAAATAATTCCTGCCAAGCACCTGATAAACTACCTAAATCTTTCTGTCTGTATTTCTGTATAGTCATCTGCGCATAGTCCAATGTGTTATAACTTGCAGTGCTTACAAATTCATTGTAACGTTGTCTTACAGAAAAAGCACCGATAGCAACGCTATAAGTATTTCCATCAGTGCTATATCCGGTTGCAACACCCATCATATATGCCACAGCAGAATATCCATCTGCAACGCCTCCATCATGTGCATCAGCATTATATCCCTTTGCAACATTACGTTTTGAATCATATATCCAATTAGTTCCATCCCACCTATATGTTTTTTTAGTCTGTGCATATAGACCATCTATCATTGTATATGATTGCTTTATAACTAATATATAAGAACTATTATAATCACTATTATTCCATATCACAAATTTCTGGCCTGTCGTTAATCCCGTTGTTGGTAAAATAATATCTCTATTTCCAGTGCAAGTATATATTTGTATTGGAGCGTCGGATGCCGTCAACGTCTTATTACCAGTGAGCGTTTCAATATTCACTGCTTCCGATCCACCACCCGATGGAGGCTCTGTCCAATTACCATCACCATCAAAGAATTTCGTTTCGTCGCCTGGCAATTTCGGCATATATCCATGCTTTAATGTGCTCACATCATTCGTTGTAATATCGCTAAATACTACGTCTTCGTCTCTTGTAATTAATAAAGATGGATCAGGAACTTCTCGCCAAGTTATTGCATTCGTTCCCAGTGTCCCACCTCCCTCATCAATTGTGCAAACATAACATTTATCTTGATTCGTATCGCCCATGCTTATCCATACTTGTTTGCAAATTAATTTTTCCCAAGTATCGGCATCAGCTGAACGTGTCCAAGTTCCTGTTGCAGTCACATCATAAATTCCATTTGTCTTTTCGTCGGTTTGAGCATGAACTAAAACTCTATCTCCTGCTCCAAGTGGGACGCCATCAATATTTGGAGTATCTGCTAAATCCAATGTAATATTTATCATCGTAGCTACTATACAATGTGTATCACTGCCTTCTAATATTTTATTGTCAACATAAGTTTTATTCGCAACATCAGTCGGATTTTGAGGATTATCTATATTCCAAATTTTATATTCATTCATATCCACATCGCCTGTTGGCTTTGGGATATTGTTCAAAGTAGTTCCTCCGGGCATCGCTTTTGTTGGAGAATTTATATCTAAATCAGCGGCAACTCCATCTCCCAAAATTGAAAGTGTTCCTTCTGACCCTGCAATTCCTAATGATAATTTTAAATCAGCAGAAATCCCGTTTATTCCTCCTGACAGATCAATTGAATTTGTGTCGATTAATCGCGTTCGGATAATTTCATAAATTTCAGCAGAATCATTTACATAATGAATAGTAGTTCCGTCATAATAACCCCATTTATGCAAATCGCTCCGCCACCAGATTAATCCTTCGATTAAATCGACAGGGTCAGAAGTGACATTTTCAACAACGATATGAGCATTCTCGAGTAAATTTCTTCTTAAATCAACTGTGAGGTAAATTTTCATTTTAACAATCGACCCAATTTTGGAAAACATCTTGTTTCATTGCCATATAACAAGCATCGAATAATGCCTCATAAGCAGTTTTTTTCTCTGTCTCACGATTCAATTCTTCATTAATGTATCCAACTGAATTGAATTGCCCGTTTTTGTAAATTTCGTATTCGCTCAGACCACCTTCATACCGTTGTCTTTGCTCTGCATCTTTGAAAATCAAATAAGTCAAATTGAGATTGCCACTTGCAAAATCAAATTGTATTGCTGTGATTTTCAAATATTCATTCGTTTCTTTGTTTAATAATGCCATTTTTTTTATCCTTTAATTTTTTTTTAATCACAATAAGCAATGCCTTGCACTGCCTCAGAAAATTTTATTTGTGTATTGTTTAAATCAATTTTTATTTTTTCACCTATAATCTCTTCACCAGTATCATCATAAATTTGAATGTTTGGGAATTTATTTAATCCGTGTTCAATTAACCATACATCAGCCAATTCAGTTTGATAATGAACATAATTAGCTTTCCCTGATGCGAGAATTACTTCATTAAATTTGAAATTATAAATCTTTTCATATAATCCAAGTGCAATATTCGGTTCAATAATATCAAAATCAAAAGTTTGATTTACTATTTGAGGTTTGATAATTTGCTCAATTATATTCGTGTTTATAATGTTTTCTTTGATTGTGAAGTCTATATCCATCAAACACCCCAGCTAACTATAAAATCACCTTTCATAAGCGTCTTAAAATTATGTTCACTATCTTCAACCTTAATTCCAAAAACATAAGTCTTGACTTCGAGATCTATTGTATCAGTGCTATTTAAGACAACTATTGCAGTATGAATGTCTTGATGAACTGCTGTCTTTTCGATAACATACTCAATACTATCTTTATTTTCTTTGACCAGGAAAGTAATAATCAAACCAGTTATATCATTTGTGAAGTTCAGCGTATAACTTGAGCTATCGCCTTTGTTTATCTCAAGATTGTGTATATTCATAATTTCCTTTAATTACAATAAGCTGTCCCCGAGACTGCTTCTGAAAATGTTATTGTCAAATTGTCTAAATCAATAAAATTTATAGCACCAATTATTTCCTCACCGATAGCATCTGTTATAAAAACATTCGGTTGTTTTTTCAATCCGTGTTGAATTGTCCAAACTGTTGCGGGAGTTGGCTGTGAATGGACGTAATTTGCGTCTTTAATACCGGCTTCGAGTTCGTCTTCTTTAATTTTTTCGAGATATTTCTTGCCATCATCAAGATTTACTTTGCTGATTAATTTGCTCATATCGTCTTAATTGTTTAATGCTAATTTGATTGCATACATCTCCCAGACCTCACTTGGAAGCATCTTCTTATAATATTCGTCGAAAGATTGTTTGTCATTTGCTAATTGGAAGCATAATGCTTTGTTCATTCTTGCTATGCCGTCGCCTTGCTCGAGCGATAGTTTTTCTAATATGCTCATTTTGTTTTTTCCTTCTTTGTCTTTTTCTTTTGCAAACGCGGGGTATTGCGTTATCATTTCTATCTTGTTTTCTTCATTAGAAATCAGGGCTTCGAAAGGAAGATACCGCATTTGCAATCTCATTTATGCTCTGACTTCGCCAGAATTTTGAATCATACTTCGAATTGAATTCTGCTTTTTCTTCGTCAGAAAGTGAAGAAATATCTGCAATAATCTGCAGAATTTGAACGTTTTGTTTGAATAGCATTTCTCTGGTTTCTTTGCCTTTGCTCAGAGATATTTCAAAAGTCTTGATTTGATCTAAATCCTCATCGCGTATTTCATATTTTTTATCAATTGCAATCGCTTCATTGAAGATTTTCTTTCGTATTGCATCGATTTTATCCATTGTTTCAAGCGTCAAATCTTTCAAATTAATCGCTTTCGTATTATTGTTAAATTCTAAATTAATCTGCATTTTTATATTCCTATTTTTTTATAAATTCTAAAATTATTACTGTTATTAAAGCTGTCGCGGGAATGACAAATTCCGGCTTCTCATACCATGCCCGCTTGCATATTTGCTGTAAACTATTATTTATAATCAGCATACTATCTGTTCTGATAATTTGTGTTGTCAAAAATTGTTTATGCAACAAATCAAAACCTTGTATCAGCGTGTCTTTATTTGCTGTTGTCAAGGTATCCGTGAAGACAATTGTTGCCGTGCTATCCATTTGCCCAATTTGGTTAATCAAAGTATCAATTTTATTCCAGCCCTCTGCAAGTTTCATGCTGTCTTTTCCTGTTTTGATACGCGGTCTTATGTTTCTTTTTGGGAATGGAATTGTGCGAGCCTCTTCTTTTATTTTATTAGTTTTAAAAGAGCTATCGGATTTGATTATAATAGCGCCCATCTTTGTTTCTTCATCAGAACTGCATCGCGGAAGCATTGTTCCCACAATAGTTCCAATTAGAAATACTATTAAACCAATCCACCAAGTTGTTTTGTTAATAATCAATTCTTAAAATTCCTCTCACGGTTAAGCGATTCATTACATGAAAAATGTTTCTTTTCTTTATCCAAACGCCTTCTTTACCATTTGCGCCTGTTGTATTGAATTCAATTGTTTTCACCCATCCTTTATCCATAACTTCGATAATTCTGCCAACATGTCCCGACCATTCCTTTCCATTTCGCCAATAAAGCAAATCATATTTTTTTGCTTTGTTTGAATTTATTATTTTTACTTTGTGTGCTTTTGCATAATTATAAGCAGATACGGTGCTTCCTGTTCGCAAAAATGGAATTTCTGAAATGTCTAATTTGAAATAATTTATTGCTTGCAAAAACGACCAATACTGTCCTGCCTGGCAATATGGATTTCGTGGAGGCAGACCAACGCTTGCTAAGTATTCGTTAATTCTTAAATTATCATTTCGATTTGTTTTTTCAATAACCCCCACTTCATTCAGCGCTAATTGGGAGGATTTATCAAGTAGTTTTAGAGAATTCTGGTTTTTAGGCAAATGAATTATTTCTAGCGCTGAAATCGGTGAGGGCTTGAAAAATACAAGTAAAAATAATATGAGAATTGCTTTTCGCATTTACATTCCTGTTTGAACAATATATACGCCGAGAACTACAAGACCAATCATTATCATCAGCGATTGGAATATCCTGCCAAGCAAATTATAGACTCCTGTCTTTTCCTCAATTGTAATAATCCTGTCATCATCTTTTTCTAATATCCTGATAAAATTTATGCGAGTATAAGCATAAAGCGAGATGCCTGCTAATGCTGTTCCTAATGCCCAGAAAACCGAGACAATGAGGATTGTATGCAATACCGCTGAGTTCCATCCCGAAATCAGCAAAGCACCAAGTCCAATAATGAGCCAAGTTAAATTCCTTTTTGTCCATTCCCAAGCAATTAATAATTTTTCTTTCATTTCGAAACCTTTTCTTTATAATTTTTGTTTACTGTTTTCTATTGTTTTTTTTTGTTTTATTGAATTAATACCAATCTTCGCGAGCGATTCAATAACTGTTTTCAAATCTGTTTGCGCATCAAAAACGCTTTCTTGCAATTCTTCAATTGCTTTGTTCATATTCGTAAATTTGATAATAATCGTCGCGAACATTGAGATAGCTGCCACCAAGGCGACTATCCATTGAGCCAAGTCTGTCAAAGTGTACATTTTATCCTCTTTTTTTATTAAAGGGGATGTTTCCATCCCCTTTTTTGTTGTTAATTATACTTTTGTAATAAATTGTCGTTTGTAGCAATCGCCAGCGGGAATTGCTATCGCCGTTGCTTGTGTCACCAAAGTTGCGTCAAATAAAGCTGCGAGGACACTTACTTCCAAATCTGCTGTTGAGCCATTAAATATCAAAACTGGCTTCAACCATTCACCCGATTTGTGGTCCGTCGAACCTGAAGTCGGGTCGAGAGTCGCTATCGAAACATAAGTGAAAATTTTCGTCGGTGAAATCAAATCATCGTAATGCAAATATGAAATAATTACAAGGATTTCCGAAGAGCTTGCACCTTTCTCCATTGTGCCATCTTCATAAGTTATATCAGGCAATTGCGCAATTGATTTCGGTGGTTTCACTTTATCAATGAAAGCAAAGATATCCGATCCCGATTCGTACTGTGTAAAAGTGAATTTCACAGTATCGTCGGTTTGAATTTCCGGTTTTGTTTCTTCAGACTTGCTTATTCGGAAAGCTGCATTTGCATTTGTTGGAGTTGGAGCAACAACATCTGTTAATTTATCCATTACCTCCCATGCTGTGCCAGCTGTATTTTTCTTTAATCTAAATATATCATGCGTATTTCGAGCACCTGCTGATTTTCCCATTTTATTTCTCTCCTAATTTTATAAAATAATTCCTGACAATCTTTTGACAGATTTTGCATTTAATATTGCTAAATCCACATCTAATTCGACCATTGTTACGTATTCAGTGCCAATCAAGCCCAAATCTTTTACGTCCAATCCTACGTTTGTCGCAAATGTCACATCTTGCATTTCGCCAAATCTCAGCAAATAGATCGAAGTGCAAGTCCCTACCGCCGTGCCTTCCGTTTCAGTGCTCGGAATCACCAAACCCGAACCGTCAGCCTTAAATCCAAAATTCACGATTGGAATACCTTTATAACTTCTGACTACTTGATTCGCGCCATAAATATCTTGCACATTTGAAAAAGTCACATAATTGCTTCCCATAGATTCGAGCCTTGCAATCATTGCTCCATTCATTCCAAGAATTTGCGGACCGCCCATGATGTCATTAATTTGCGCATCCAACCATTCGCGGAACGCTTGCTGTGCTTTCACTTCTGTATTGCCGTTGCCGGTTGGAACCGACCCACCATTTACCGTCAAATAAACCTCTTTGCGACTAAGAGCATCAATTTGCTCTTTTATGCCCGAGAATTTCTCGACTGATAATGCATCATTTATTACGCTATCCATAAAGTATCGTCCCATCGACCTGCTGAAATTCGCCAAATCTAATGCTCTTTGCGAACCAATATCTGTTCCTCTTCGCTGATAGGCAATGTCGGTTTTAACTTTGTCTCCATAGATTTTCAGAGCGACTGCCCCGAATCCCGGCGTGTCCGATTTTGCAGTATAATCCGTTCCGATTATTCTCGTGTCTCCTGCTGTAATCCCTGCACTTACTTTGCGTGGAGTATCAGCATTTCCATTGATTGAATAGAATTCGATATAAGGTGCAAGTGGAAATTGGCTTACAAATTCGCTCACTGCAAGCGATTGCAAAGCTGTTTCGGAATCAACGCTCGACCCTTTCGATATTTCAGTAATTTTCATTTTTATCTCCTCTTTTTTAAATTTCTTATGTAATGATTAAATTTTTAATTTTTTCGAGCAAAGCCAGTGCCTCTGCGGGAACTCCTTCATCGCTCATGTTTGTCTTTATTGTCGCGTATTCACTCGCAGATATTGTCGCCAAATCTAATCCTGAAATGCCTGCGAAAGCAAGTGGATCGAACTTTTCGACGTAAGAGCGGAACTCAGGAGGCGATCCCCCTGTATTTTCGCAGATGCTCATTAAATCGATAGCTATTGTTGTTAAGCTCATTTTATCTCCTAATTTTTTGTTGTTTTAAATTCATCACGTGCAGCTTCAATCAGAGCAGCACGATTAACTTTAATATTCCCGCCAATGTTATTGCCCGGATTCGGTGGAACATCCGGCTTCGGTTCATCTCCTTTTATTTTTGATAATGCGAATTCAGCTGCGTCATAATCTTTTTCAAACATTGTCTTCCACTTTGCGATTTCCTCTTCGTTCTTTGCAGGGATCTTATTTAATTTGATTGCATTATCAAGTGTTGCTTGGACACGGGCTTTCTTATCAGCGGCAATTTTTTCATCATAATTTTTCTGTATTTCCTGCCGTGCTTTCGTTTCTTCAATTAAAGCGCTATAAATCTGATCGACTTTCGCTTCAAGACCGCTGATTTTATCTCCGTTATCACTTTTCGGTGCTGGTGCTGGTATAGGTGCCGGTGCTGGTGCAGGCTCATTCTGTTTTTCAGCCAAAGTATCAAGTAATATTTTTTCAGCAGCTGGATCGATTGTTTCGAGCTTCAACGCATTTTTAATTTTTTCTATCAAACCCATAATTTTGTTCCTTTTTCTTTCTAAATACAAAATTAAAACTTGTTATTTTCTTTGCTATACTACTATTATTATTAGTAGTTAAATCGCATTAAGATATTATAATTTTGTAAATAAAGAAGGATTTTAAATGTTAACAAATTTATTATCGAAACCTATAAAAAATTTAGAACTGCAAATATTAGATGATTTAATAGATTCAGCAAAGCGTGAAGCAAAGGTTATCAGCAATTTGTCACAGGCAAAATTCGACGAACTGGACGCTACAATGATATTTGATTCGGCACTCGCGGCAATTATCGAATACAACGCAATGGTGGCAGGTTATGTATCAGGTTTGACGCAAGAACGAATAGATTTGTTAGAATTCCACGTCACGAATGCACGCAATTTTTTATCTTCAATACAAGACAATCTTTCAATAATAAATACAAAAGTGCCGAAACTCGGTCAAATCGGAGATCTTTATGAATTTTAAACAATTGTGGGATAACACAGTAAATCTATTAAAAGCAAGACTTCCTGGGAGTGTGAATGTTGAAGCTGCAAAATTTGGCGAAATGATGGGAGAGCCGACAACGGTTTGGGTCTATTTCGAACCAAAAACTGCGGTTTATTATGAAAATAGCAAAAGAGATAATGATAAAAGATCGGCTGTTCTGAATATATTTGTTGGCACCGGCATTGCATCTGAACAATATGTGGCAGTTTGCGAATCGCTTGAGCTGATGGATGACGTCGTTGAGATAATTTCGGAATTGCCTTACTTGCGTCTCGATGCAGAACCTATCAGTTTTGATGGAATTTATTCAGACAAAGCAGTAATGGTATTAGAAGGAGTGGGATATTATGACTCAGAATAATCAGAAAAAAACAAGAAAAGAAAAAGCGCATCCACTTACAATTGCAATGCAAATTAGGATCGCGAAACACAAAGAAAAGTATCCAGAAATGCCTTATACAGCACTCGCGGAACTCTTTAATGTCACTTATGACCAGGCACGTCAATCTCATAAAAGATTTATCAAGGGAAGATTAAACCGGGGAACAAAACGGATGCCCGTTCAATCCATTGAAAAAATCAAGAATGAAAAAAGTGCTAATGCAATAATTGATTCGCAATTTCATACAGCGCTTGCAAGTTTAGAGCAAGACAATCAAATTTCGGCAATTGAACGAATCAATGCACTCGAAAAAATATCGCGGATTAAGAAACTTTTGCAATCAGTCGAGCTGACCGAACATATTAAACGCGCAGACTCGGACGTAATCGCTGCAATAATTCGCAGATTTTTGCCTGACGCGAGCAATGAAGAAATTATAAAGATTTATCGAGAAGAATATTCAAAATTGGAAATGGAGAAAGGGAATTGGAACACATAGCAGAGCAATTAGCATTTAGGGCGTTAGAATTAATGCGGAAACAAATTGACGAAGGAATAGACATCGACGGCAAGCGATATAAATATTCTGAAAGAACTTTTTATTTGCCTTATTCAAAACGATTATTAGCAAAATTGGGCAAAAATGAAGAAGGTAAATTATATAAAATCATAAACGGGAAAAATGGAAAATTAGGAATACTTATTCTGGGTGGATATAAAGCATATAAACAAAAGCTTGCGGCAAGTATGGACTTCCTTATTTGGTCAGGCGAGATGCTCAACGCTTTGACAATCCAAATAATCAATAAGGATTCAGCTAAAATTGCATTTAATAATAAAGAAGCAGCCGAACGTGCTTATTTTTTGAATGTGTCTGGCGTTGGAAAAAGCAGAAAACTATGGAAATTCTTTGGCTTAACAAAAGATAATATGAAAATAATCGATAATGAGGCAAAAAAATATTCGGACATCTTTGTTCAACAAAACATTTCAATGAGGTAATGATGGGAAAATTGGTCAGGTCTGAAATATCAATGACAAAATTTGAAAAAGAAGAGCAGGAACGTTCTCAATTTGCACCTGTCCAACCTTTTCCAGCGATTAAACTGACAAAGCAATCAATTGAGCAAAGACGGAAAGCATCTTTGAATGATTATTGGAAATTTGATAAAATATATTTCACGCCTGATATGTATTCGGAAGGATATTCCCAACCTGCAAAATTTCACCTTGAATTAGCAGATATTTCACAAATCCATAATTCTGTGCAAATAGTTCTGGCACCAAGAAAGCACGGTAAGACGGTGATGATGAAAAAATTCTTGACGTGGTTGCTATGCACAGAAAAATTGCATTTTGCAGGAGTCTTGAGTTCGACCTTGCCCACTGCCCGAAATATTTTAAGAGATATCGCCGATTTAATTCTTACAAATCCGCGTATCAATTTTGATTATCCTCTCGAAATCATTGAAAATAATTCTGACCAATTAACTTTTCGCTTGAAAGGTGCAAAGAAAACAAGTCGACTACTTGCCTTTTCAGAAGGTCGGTCAGTTCGTGGTGCAACAAAATTATTTGATAGACCTGAGTTCTTGCTTGTTGATGATATAGAAACACGCAATTCTTCAGTTTCGATGGAGCATTCAATTGAGAGGGGCAGAGTGCTTTCTGAGGCTTTCAATTCGATGTCGGTTGATGGGACGATGGTAGTATTGGGAAATAATTTTCACGAATCAAGTTTAATGAATTTATTAAAAAATCAATTTGAGCAAGGTATTTTAAACCCGAAATGGCAAGTGCATGTTTATAAAGCTTGGGACAATTCTCCATTATGGGCTGAACGTTATCCTGCAAAGTCTGAAACTGAATTAAGAGAATTGCTCGGAGCTTGGGATGAATCGGAATGGCAATCTGATTATCAGCAAAACCCAGTTCCCGCAGATGGTTTTATATTCCAAAGATTGGCAGAGTTGCCTGTTTGGGACATATTGCCAAATGATTGCAGGGGCGTGATCTATTGCGATCCAAATCTTGCAAAGAAAGGAAAAGGCGATACAACGGCAGCTGTTTGTTTTTCGTATTCACCAACAACCGACAAATATTATATACAAGATTTGATTTGTAGGTCGTTTTCTGATAGCAATAAGTTGCTTGATACTGTGCTATTTCTAAATCGGCATAACATTTATACAATTGGATGGGACGGCAATGTTAATCAAGAATCGCAATGGACACAACACATTCGGAATTGGTGCTTGGTAAACAAATTGCCTTATCCACGTGTGGAATATCGCAGATATAACGTCGATGAATTGGCTAAAAATGTGCAGGGATTGTGGAATGAAGGGAGAATATTATTTCCCGATTCGCATTTAGACACGGAAGATGGCAAACGATTTTTAATGCAACTTTATTCATTTGCGGGCAAAAAAGCAGGCAGAACAGATGATGCACCTGATGCTTTGATTTGTGCAAACGAATTACTGCATGAAAGACATCTCGGTCGTCGCTCAAATGCGAATGCTTATGTGACTGTAATTTCAGACCATTATTATCTTTAAAAAATAAGGAATAAAAAATGTATTCATATTCAGCTTTAAATTCGCAAGCTTATCCAACACCAGAACAGCTTTTAAAAAGTCTCCGGAAATTAAAAAGTGACGCGCCCGAAAATGTTGATGATAGACCTTTTATTGCTACCGCCGAACGTGCGAAAATGGTTAATTCAAGATTAGCGGGATTAATTCGTAAAAGGAAGACAGCAATTAATGCTTTCGGATGGAAAATATTAGATATAAAAACTGCACAGGAAAGCGAAGACACGCTTATTCTCGAACAATTTATAAAAACAATACTCGAACATTTTTGGGAATTGCCTGCATTTGGGAAATTGGCATTCGATATAAAGTGGGGAGTTCTTCAAAATGAGGAATCGGGAATTGTAAGTCATAATCAAGTTCCTGTCTATTTTAAAAAACGCGATCTATATAATTACAAATCTTTCGGAGAAGATTTTTATGAATATGACACAAATAAGTTGATAAAGCAAGACGACTCAATCATAATAATGAGCACCGACGCGTATTTATTCGAGATTTTATTCAGCGAACTATATCGACATGACGCGACCAATGAAGCAGGAAATTTTATCCGCAAATTAAAAGGATTACTGCAAGTTATTGATAAAGGTGGAACTCCCGAAGACCGAACAATCGCCGAGCAAGCAGCAGAGCAAGTTGTGAAAAACAATTACGTGTCGACAAACGATATGATTGAATTCAAATTAAATCAGCTCACTGCAACGTCAGGTTCAATTTTCAAAGAGCTTATTGAAATGTATAACAATGATGAAACGATTGCAATTTTGGGTCAAGCAAACACAACCGAATTGCCCGATTATGGAGGGAGCCGTGCTGCCTTGCAAGTGCAGAATTTGGTCACAGCGGACATTACTTATAGCGATATGGGTTTATTAGAAACATTTGTAAGTAAATTTTTGGCAATCTATGATAGGCGGAATTATTCTCAAATTCGCAATAAATTTGTTTTAAATTTGACAGAAGAGCAGGATATTGAAAAAAATGCTTTGGCGGTAAGTGATATGCTAAATACTACCCTGCCGTTTGTTAAATCCGAAATTTATGCGATGCTGGGAATGACGCCTCCCGCCGAGAATGACGAAATCGTGCAGATAGAGAAAGGAATATAAAAAAAGCAGGCTTAATGCCTACTTTTTTGTTTACTGGGTTTCCGAAAACTTATTTCAAAACTTGGATATTTTGTTCCTAAATTATTAAAAATATTGATTGTACAATTATCATAATAGATCTCTCCCATATTTATATTTTCATAATCTTTAAAACTGTTAGATTCCCATAATAATGTATTCATTAATTTCTCAAAATGCTCTAATTGATCAAAATAATTGGAATCAATAGTAATTTGAAATTCATACATTCTATTGCTTGTATTAAAAAACATCAGCAACTTTTTGAAATGGTAATCATTGGCAGGTAAAGAATCAATGGAAATGCAATAAGATTTAACACCATCCCCACTAAAGTGGAATTCTTTCTCAAATTTTAGATTATTATTATTCATCCAAATAAGGATAGTCCCGTATTCGTCGCCTAAATTTATGCCTGCTATCTTTTTTATATCAAGATCTTTTGCGAAAGCATCGATGCTCAATAATGCGAAAATTATGGCAACGATTGATGTGTTTAATAATGTTTTTCTCATTTTACCTCCTATATTTTTATAAATTTAATTATGCTCTTTATTTATTTAAAAATTCGATTATATGTGAGATTGCCCACCAAATTAACAATCCTACCAATCCTATCAATATTATTACAATTATGGATAAAATGTCTTTTAAATTGTTATCTGTCCTTAGACCACCTTTTAATCGCATAATAATCTCTGTTTTGAAATTCAATAATTATTCTTTATCTGATTCTAATGCGTTTTCGATGAGGACTTGTATCATTTTCGAAACTGTCCTTCGTTGTCTTTCTGCGTATTCAACAAATTGCAAATAAGTGTTTTTTTCTATGCGCATCTCGATTCGCTTCATTTCTTTTTTTGGCTTTCTTTGTGCTTTTTCTATTGTTTTCATAATATTTTATCTCCTATATTGATTATTCTTCATCTGCTAATTTACGAACCGTATATGTCTCCCAAGCTTCTTGTGCATAAGACATTAGAAATTCATATTTTTTGCCTTTGTGAAGTTCACCATATCCACTATAATCCTGTTGGACGCTATTTTTCAAATCGTCGAGAATTTCTTTTTCTTCTTCGTTGCTTATTTTTTCTAAATTGCACATTATAATATCGATCTCATTATCATCGATAAAGACAGATACGAAATTATGTCCATTCCAAAATGTTTCATAATATGATTTGAGATGCACCAAACAATCTTCTTTGATAAATTCTTCGTTTAATACTTCGTAATACAAATCTTCGTTTGTAGCTTTATATTCTTTGATTGAATCACATGTTTCTTCTCCGTGTGATTTAAATTCCGTCTGTAATAATTCTAATAATAGCTCTTCTCTATCCTCACAGAAATCTTTTTCAGTATATGAATTATAAGGTGAATAACATCCTGCTAATTCACAGCCAATCCTTTGACCATACTTATCATATGCGTCGCACATATTTTTAGCGTGGAAAGCATAATTTGTGATGACATATTCATAGTCATCTTTCGGTTCTATAACGTGATACACTTTTAATGTATCTGTCTTTGTTTTTAAATTACTCATTATATTTTATCTCCTAAAAAATTGTTTTTGTTTTCATCTGTATCTTTATATGCAGAGCAATAATCCCAGCCCCACGTTTTTAAATTAAATACGAAATGATATTGTCGTCCTTTTAGAACTCTAATATTTCTGTCTTCATATTCCAATTCTGCATTTTTAAAATCATCCAGAATTTCTTGCTCTTTCTCTTGATTAACACTTAGAACATTTGCATTAATATTCTCATTTCCATCCACGATTATAGATATATATTTGCGTCCGTCCCAATAAGTCTCGTATCTCATTTGTGTGTGGGATACTTCAGAATTCGAGGAATTGCACCCTGCTTTTTCGCATCCAATTTTTTCTCCGTATTCGTCGTATGCTTCGCATAAATTATTTACTTCAAAATCATCATCGGTAAGATAAAAGAATGCACTTTCATTTCCAAAAGAATAATTCGCTTCTTGGAACACTTTCATTGTTTTTTCTTTTGTTGTCGCGATTGTCTTGTTTTTCATCATAACTCCATTAAATTGTTTTTGTTAATTGCATTTAATTAACAATACAAAATTACGAATAATTTTGTAAATAGCAAGTATATTTTACGTTTTTTTTACGTTTTTTTTCGATTTTATTGAAATAATTAAAAAAGTGTGTAATCTTATTTTTTTCTGTAATAAAAATTACACACTTTTAGATAGATAAGGATCTAATTATTTGTTTTTAAAAATAGGTTTTAAAGTGTGTCTGCAACGATAACCGCCCAGGTATGGAACAACCGGCAAGCCTTGACCATTACTCATTTGTTGCCATTCTGCCAATGTGTGGATTTGCCCAAGATGTTCGGCGCACCAAAGTCTTGCACCTGCCGACGGTCCAATCATTTGGAATTCTATAGCTCCCGCATTTATGGCTTTGTCAATCACGTCGGCACGGCTGGCTGATATTCTCGCTGTGTTTGAAATTGCCTCTGCGTGGTGGTTGGCAATACCTTCAATATGTTTCAGCCGAGTTGTTAATTGCCTGACTCCTTCACCGTGAGACAATCCCAACCTCACTTCTCGCAGGACTTTGGCGTTTATTTGCATTTGCATCTTTGCAAAGTTTGTGTCTATCATTGAAATTGCTACTTTCTTAAAATCAAAGATTTTGTCGACGATCTTCGTTATCTCTACATCTTCGATTAATTTTCGCAATTTATTTGCTTCTTTTTTATTGTCGAGTTTGTTTCTTTTTAAGAAATTGCGAATTTCAGCAGTGATGGTTTCGGGCTTTCCATCGCGGTATGCCTGCCTGATTATCTTCGAGATTGCTCTAAAAAATTCTTTGCTTTCCATTATCCGATCATGTTTTTATTGTTTATGTCCCGCAACTTTTTTGATTTAAACTGCATATATGTGTCTTGCAATTTTTTAATTGTATCAGCAGAATCAGTAATCAATTTCCATTCGCCTTTGAATTGTATATTATTTAATGTAGTAATTGTTCCAAAAACTGTATTACATTCGGCACATTGGACATGCCTAAAATCAAAGTCATCGTGTCGACGCGGTTTTTCAATTACTCGAAATACTTCAGAGCCACAAACAGGACATACCATAATTTCTCCTTTTCCCCCTCAGCGAAGAGGGGGACGATTTAAAGTTTAATTCAATTCCCATTTTTCTTTAAATTCTTCGGTGTTGCATTTTTTATCAATACGCTTGATAAATTTGTCAAAGTCTTCCTTGTTGAGCAATTCACCACGCTTGAAATTGACGGGTTTATGCTTGCTGGGATAAATTTGTTTTAGAAGTTCATCTCCAAATTGATTATTTGTCATATTCCACCTCCTCCTTTAATTGTTCTCTTAAATAATTTATTTCCAATTCAAGAACATCGTACTGTTTTAAAGTATCGTTTCGTCGCGATTCGGCTTCTTCTGCTCGATAAAATTGACTGTTCCCGAACTCTCTTAATGTCTCATTGTCTTTTCTAATCTTTTCCATATCCAGCATAGCTTCGCCAAGTTGTTCAATGATTGTGTCCATTTGTTCTTCGTAGTCTTCTTCGTATTTTTTTGGATTTTCCTTAATAAGCGCGACCTTTTCCTGCGCATAATTTATTTCCTCAATAACGTTGTCGATACTTGGACAAGTATGAGCAATTGGAGCATTATCAATGTATCGTCCCATATTCCACCTCCTCCTTTAATTGTTCTCTTAAATAATTTATTTCTAATTCAAGAACATCATATCTTTCTATAGCATCATCGCGTTCCTTTTTTGCCTCTTCGGCTCGCTGATGTTCGTCAATTGCCCATTTCCTCAATGCTTGATTTTCTTGTCTGATTTTTTCCATATCAGAAATAGCAATGTTGAGCTCTCCAATTATCCAATTGGTTTGGAATTCATAACTTCCTCCTGAATCACGGGTAATATATTCAGCTTCATAAATAGCGAGCTGCATCGCGTCAATGATTTTATCAATAACAGGGCAAGTATTAGGAATTGGTGACTTGTCTATATAGTCTGTCATATTCCACCTCCTGATTCTTGTTCTTCGTAAATAATATCGAAATCTAAATTTTTTGCGATTGCAAGTTCAATGCGGGAGCCGGCGCTATCTTCCCAACCTTTTAAAAGATAGATTGTCATGCCCACATTCGTTCCGTGTAAATAAAACAAAGCATCGATATTGCTTTCCATTGCGTCAGTCCATCCTGTGTCTTCATCAATATTATTCGCCGGATTTATGACCTCTGTGAAAATATTTAGCGATTCCAAATACATATGTGCTTTTGCGAAAGATTCTATGTAATTTGGATTATTGCTAATCGGACCTGAAATATATATTGAATGTCTCATTTTGCACCTCCGTTCTTTAACAATTTATCAAAGTCAACAATAAATTTGCCTGCCTCAGTTTTGATGTATATATTTATTCCCTGCAACTCGACGATACCAACTTCAATTTGGCCAGGAGTTAAAAAAAATGGACGGATGCTTGCGCTTTCAGAGATAGGAATAAGCCAAGTCGGTAATCCTGATTTGGAATTTGAGACTTTCTTTTCTGAATTACCGGCAATTAATTTGTTTTTAATTGCTTTTTTCAAATCCTGTATTTCTTCATAAGCAGCATTTAAAGTTATCTCGCCATTCTCGAAACGTTCTCGGACGTTCGCCCAATCTTCAAAAAGAATATCTCCGTCTTGCGTAGTCATCCCTTTGTCATAAAGCACTGCCATTGCTTTCTCTTGAAATTCGTCTTCCATCACTGCAATTAATAGATTTATGCGTTTTTCGGGGATATTTAACTTTTTAGAAAGAATTTTTGCTACACTAGCGCCATTTTTTTCGACTTCTTGCAATAATCCTTTCAAATCTTCCCCAAAATAAATATCCTCAAACGTTTTTTCCGCCGTATTTGTTAGTATTTTGCGACGTTTCCTTTCATTGAGTTCATTTTGTCGCTCTTCTGAAATATATTTATTACTTGCAAGTTGCTTCTTATATGTAAGTGCGGATATTATCTTTTTTAATGCTTTTATTTCTTTCAGTGCTTCTTTGTCGGTTTTCTTGCGTTGCAAATTGCTGAAAAGCAAGTCCCAAAAGGTTTTATCTGCATCCTCATATTCTTTCAGAATGCAAGGGACGGTTTCAAATTCTAATATTTGAGCAGCCGCAAAACGACGATGGCCGGAAATGATGACATATTCTTTATCACCAATTAATTCTTTATATTTTTCATCAGAGAATAATTTGGATTTACATATCAAGATTGGTTGCAATATGCCTCTAACTTGGATGGATTCAAGAAAATCGTCGCCAATTTTGGAATTCGTATAAATCTCATTCTGCCGTGGATGCGGTGCTAAATTATTAATACCTATATTAATTATTTCTTCCATTAGTTTGATATGGTTAAGTTTTTCAGAAAATTGTTATCTTGTTTTTTCTTGTATAGTTCTGAATTGAGATAAATTTGCGAATATCGTTTTATTAGATATTGTGCTTCGTCGTAATATAATTTTTCATAATAAAGATGCCTTGTATTTTTTACAAATTTGCGGTAGCCACCTTCCAAGAGCATCTGGTTCGATTTCGGATTAATCCAATCAAGATATAAAAAGCTCAGAATTGACGAAGGGATTGATTTCGATTCAGAAAATGCTTTAATAATTAAATTGCGAATATCTTCACCGGAATAAATATCGTTCGTGGCTGGATCGTGGAATTTTGCTTCTTTGAAATTTGCATAAATCAAAGCGCACTGCAAAGAATAGAAGTTCAGCAAGTGCAATTGATTTTTTGTCGCATATTTTTCTTTAATTGGCATCTTGAATTCTCCTTCGTCTTTTGCTGTAGGAACAGGGGCAGGCTCTGAACCTGCCTCCTCTTCAATTGCATTCTTTGCGTAAGTTATGCAAGCATTTAATTCGGCGATAGTGAGGTCTTGCACATCTTTTTTGCAAACAATATCAACCAACGAATCCCGCTTGATTTTTACAGATTCAGGATCGTTGCGATAATCTTTATGCGTCAGCTCCCGTGCTTTTAAATAAAGCACTCGCTGTAATTTGTCACGCATTTTACCTCCGTCATTTTCCATTTTCGCCTCCCGCATAAAATTCGATGGATTTAATCTGCTTGATAACCATCGCTTTTCTAATTAATTGCGAATTTGGATAATCGGCATCCATCGCCAAGTTTTTATAAGCTGCGGTGGGGCGATATTCTGTTTTTTCTTCGACATATTTTTTTGTGTCTTTCTTGAAGATTTCTTTTAGTTTATCGAACATTGTTGGGTCGATTTTGTAAGAATTCGCAATCTTCAATTTTGCTACGCCACGTCCTGTGACCAATTGTGTTTGACCTGTTGCGTCAAATAGCTGGAGGAAATAATCCTGATATTCCTTCAATTGTTCTTTTAATCTATCGAGTTCTTTTTTTGTTGCAATTGCTTTCTCGATTTTCAAAGCAAGCAAATCGCCAGATTCGATAGTTTTCTTTTTCGTGTATTTTTCCGTGCCACGAATGATTTTTTGAGCCATTTTTTTACTCCTTATTTTGTTTTTTAAGATAATATTTGTTTATAAAAAAAGACATAACCATAATAGTTTCATCGTCTTGACAAATTAGTCTGTCGTCATCAACCTTGAAATTCTTTTTATCAATCTTGATGATGCTACCGGGTGGATGAGCTGCGAGAAATTGGTGCTTATAATATTCATAATCCTTTTCCACTTTATTCGCAATGTTTTTCTCTGAATAGATTGCTATTCCTGCTCGCTCGTCAATTTCTATCCATTTTAAAATAGTTAAATAAGCCGAGCGATATTTTTGTTGCAAAGGTTTGTAATTCTCGAGTTTCAAGCATAGATTTTGCAAATAATTTGTGTCATATTTTTTTAGCAAAGTCTCTGCTTGAAGGTCAGTGAGAGGTTTTTCAAGGCTCATCAGCGTTTTGCCTTCACGATTGAGCCATTCCACGAAAACTTCAGCTTTCATTTTGATGCTCCTTCAAATATTTTTGTTTTTCCTGCAATGTGGCGCCAGGAATTTCTGCAAGCAGGGTTTCCAAGACGCCATTAAAAACATTTGAGCTGTCCCGCACTGCTGCGGTAAGCGTTTTCCTCTGTTGCTTTAATTTTTTCAATTCCTTCGATTCCTGCGATTCCGCGATTTTTGTTCGGAGGCGAGTAATATCGCGTTCAATAAATTGCAGTTTTGATTGCGCTCCTACGATTCTTTGCGAAGCTTTCTCCGCAACTTCAATTTGCTTTCGGGGAATATTGTGCTTGACAGTATCAAATTCAATATCGCCGATGTGAATAATTTCATTTTTCATACAAAATCCTCTAAAAATTTAAGAAATCATCAATGTCATCATTCTCGATTTCATTTATTGTTTTTTCAAAATCATCTTCAAGTTCTTTTATTTCTTTATCAGATAATTCAGTGGGTCGGGTGGTTTGTGGGATAATATGATATTCGGCGGAACTAATTTCATTAAATTCAGATTGTTCTGAATTGTAAGTTAATTGCTTGATTTTTTCTGATATTGCATCTTTCATATTTTTTCTCACTTTTTGCGTTTTGATTTTATATTTTAGATCTTCTTCATTTCTAATTGTTGCATCAAAGCCCATCCCGACAAAATAGATGTCTCCCTCATGAGGCACCCGTTCATCATAGCTGTTATTATCATGTTCCAAGAAAATATATGCGTCTTTCCCGTCGATTACCACAGTTATTTGCTTGTTAAAAACTGATAAATCAAGGGAATCGCTATTTATATTATAATTTATGTTATTCTCGATAAGATTTGCATGTCCAAGACTTGCTTTGACTCTATGCTTCTTGCTGTCTTCAGCAGTGGCATAGATTTCATATATTTTTGATTGTTCGATTGCGGTTAGATTGCTTGCTGATTTTAATTCGATTTTGTTGATATTGTTTTCTTCATCTAAATTGAATTTGCCCCCGAAATAAAGCCAAGCATTGAGAAGAGTAGGTTTTTGCTTTGATAGGCGTTGGAAATATTTTAATTTTCCACCACTTTGCCGATTGATAAAGTCTGAGTATATCCACCATATAAAATTTGCAAACGCTTTATCCGGTGCCGGTGCTTTTTCGAGTGCAAGAATTGGATTTGAACCTAATTCGTGACTGACTGCCCGGCTATCTCGAGTGCCAATATAACTGACGGGATAATTTTCGGATGGATGGCGATTGATTTCATCAAAAGTTCGTTCAATTTTTGCCTTGAATGGATAGCGTGGAATTTTTGCTAATGGATATAAATAAGGTTCGTGTTGGTTGTTGAAGATTTTATTTCTTAAAGAATTATTCTCGATATCGTAAAGCTCGGAAGGAGTGTACCAACTGCTTATATAGTTTCTTATTTCAGCCGAACGGAAAGCTCGACCATTATCCATCATCACTCCCCATGCGGGTTTGCCGTGAATTCGTAAACATTCAGAAAAAGCAGAAGCAACGTCTTGAATACGCTCGCCATTTTGCAATAATTTGACATACATTATCATTCCTGTAATGCCATCTGTTATAGCGAGATAATTCATTGTCTGCTTTTTTCCATCATTATCAACGAACAAATCGAGCTGTGTGCCATCCACCACCCAAATCAAACCTGCACCGAAACCTTCACCAATTATGCCCGCATTTACCAAAAGCTCCATTTCTTCCCAACGATTGGAAGGAAGTTGGGCATTAAATTTGTTCACGTCGTGTTTCTCGCTCCAAAGTTTCTTCCAATTATCGCGATGGAAAGGACCCTCATAATATTTTTTATCTTTTCGCATTAATCGTCGCAGATAAAAGAATTGAGCAAATTCTTCAAGCGTCATTTGCTTATTCTTTTCCTGCAATTCTTTCAAAATATCATTAGCGAAATCATTGCACGCCCATTTGCAACACAGTAAAACGTTCGATAGCCGTGCTTGATTGATATAATATGTGAAGGTCTGTTTTATTAATTCGGTTTCGAGTTTTTCAGAAATAAGTCGGGGTGCAGATTTGTCGGATCGCTCTTTGCGAACTGGCTTGGTAGGATTGTCAATATTTTGGATGTCCGCGTGTGGATTAATATATCCAAGGCGTTCAAGAATATTTTCATCATAGAATTTAACGGGTCTCCCGCCTGTCGAGACTTCACGAATGAAATAATCGAGGAGAAAAGATTTCTTGGCAATTGCTCGCCGTGTTTTCCCTGTTTTTTTAGCTATGTCTTGTAATGTCAGCATTTGTCAATCCGCAAAATTTATTTATTAAAATCACTTGATTCTGATTTTTTCATATTCGCGTTCCCGTTTAATCTTTTTCTTATTATATATTTTCAGCATTTCAGGATTGCCCGTTAAAAAGATTTGTTGCCTAACTGATTGAGGAGTGATATTCCTTTCTCTTGCTATTTCGGTCAAAATACCGCGCAAAGGATGCCGGCGAACATCATCTTTAATCTTTCTTTTTTTCATAACTTTGCAGTTTATTTTTTGAACTGTTTTTAAATTGTAATTATTAATAAATACAAAAACAAGAAAGTTTCTGAAATAAACAAGCGTTTTTTTATAATTATTCTGTTTTTTTTAAAATAAATCTGAAAGATGGATACACCACAAGAAAGATTGAAATATTTTATTTTATCTCGATATAAGAAGATAAAAGATTTTTGTGAAGATATAGGCATGTCTCCATACTCTATTGATAAATATATCAACAAAGGTCATAGCGTGTTGACTTCAGCTGATTATATTCAGAAACTTTCTGATATGGGTTTAAATATTGAATGGTATCGGACAGGGAAAGGGGAAATGCTCAAAGAAAACAAGCCGGAGATTGTTAGTGTTCGCGACAAAGACGGCGTGCCATATTTTGATATGGATATTACGGGAGGCATTCTTGAAACGTTTAATGATATACTTGAAAAGCCGTCATTTTATATTAATTATATGCCCTTGAATGACTGCACCGCATATTTCCCGTTTTGGGGCGATAGTATGATACCATTGCTGAATAGTGGAGATGTGGTCGGAGTTAAGAAAGTCGATAATACGAATGTGTTGCTTTGGGGTGAGGCATATCTAATCATTACAAATGCAAATGCAAATAATATGCGAACAGTGAAATTGATTTTTAAGCATACAGACCCGAGCAAAATCATATTAAGAGCAATTAATCCTGCTTTCGCGGGAGATATAGAAATATGCAAAGAAGATATAATTGGAATATATCTCGTGAAAGGAAAAATATCAAAAATCGTGATCTAAACGTTACTAAATTATAGTTCCAAAAGTTCCAAAAGTTTTTGGTGAGGTTTACTAAATTATAGTTCCAAAAGTTCCAAAAGTCAGTTCCAAAAGTTCCAAAAGTTCCAAAAGTCTCGTCGGTTTGCGGTTTTTCTCACGCACAGGAAATAACGGGCAAGTCGTTGAAAATGTTAAATATAACGGTAATAATAAGCGGGGAGGCGTGTCGTGGATAGTAAGATTATCGCGGTGGGAATTTGAAATAATTTAGTAAAGTTGTTACAAAAACGCACGCCCACACACGCAACAGGTTTAGTTTAATTTAGTAATAAACAATATTAATTTTTTTTGCGATATTATTTATGAGAAAATAATATTTAATTGCAAATGCACATTTCCGATTATTGAGCATGCTGTGAAACAATCTCATTGAACCATTGAAATTCTAACGTAGATCAATATATTTTTAATAATTGATAATATTTTCTTAAATTTGTAGTCTTTTGAATATTAATAATTTATGGATTCTACATTCTCAAAGGCTTATTCTCCTAATGAAATTGAAGATAAATGGTATCAGCGTTGGCTTGAAAATAATATATTTGATACTGATGAACACTCTGCAAAACCGGCATTTAGCATTCTTATGCCACCACCGAATATTACAGGTATTTTGCATTTCGGACATGTCTTGAATATCACAATTCAAGATATTTATATTCGATGGAAACGAATGCAGGGCTATGAATCCTGCTGGTTTCCTGGGACAGACCATGCAGGCATTGCCACCCAAACGCGGGTCGAAAAAGAATTGGCAATTGAAGGAAAGACCCGCTATGATTTAGGGAGAGAGAAGTTCACCGAACAAATTTGGCAATGGCGTGAGAAATATGGCAATATTATACTAAATCAGATGAAGAAGCTTGGAGCATCAGCAGATTGGAAACGCACGCTTTTCACAATGGATGAATCTGCAAGCAAAGCCGTCCAAGCTGCATTTATCCGCTTGTTCGATGATGGGCTTATTTATCGTGGGAAAAGAATAATCAATTGGTCTCCTCTATCTCAAACTGCACTTTCTGATGAAGAAGTTGAGCATCGAGAAATTCGTGAGCATCTTTACACAATGAAGTATTATTTCCCGAATTCTCAAAATTATATTGCAGTGGCAACGGTACGTCCCGAAACAATTTACGGAGATGTCGCGGTAGCAGTCAATCCAAATGATGAAAAATATAAAGATTATGTTGGGAAAACCGTGATTGTCCCATTAGTTGGAAGGGAAGTGCCTATTATAGCAGATGATTACGTAGATATTGAATTTGGAACAGGATGCTTGAAAATTACTCCTGCACACGACATTAACGATTTTGAAGTTGGCATAAGGCATAATTTACCAATAATAAATACAATAAATCCCGATGGAACACTAAATGAACTTGCAGACGGATTCAAAGGTTTAGATAGATATGTGGCTAGAAAGAAAATAGTCGAGAAATTAACAGAAAATAATTTAATTGAAAAAATTGAGGATTATACCCATAGTATTGGATTTTCCCAGCGTGGTGGCGAACCAACTGAACCTTTTTTGAGCGACCAATGGTTTGTGCAAATGCAACCGCTTGCCGAAAAAGCTCTGCAAGTTGTGTTGGATGGTGAAATCAATTTTGTTCCCGAGCATTGGTTAAAAACTTATGAACATTGGATGAGAAATATTCGCGATTGGTGCATTTCGCGCCAGCTATGGTGGGGTCATCGCATTCCCGTTTATTATGCTAAAGATGGACGCTATACTGCTGCGATCAATCACGAGGAAGCTCGTAAAAAACTTAATCTTTCCTCTACTGATGAACTAACTCAAGATCCTGATGTGCTCGATACTTGGTTTTCATCTTGGTTGTGGTCCCTAACAACAATGCGTTGGGACCCTGATTCAAGCGAGCAAAATGAAATTATCAAAAAGTTTTTGCCAACTGATTTACTTGTGACGGGTCCTGATATTCTCTTCTTCTGGGTTGCAAGAATGATTATGGCGACGGAGAAATTTGCAAATACTATACCTTTCAAAAATGTCTATTTTACGAGTACCATTCGAGATAATAAGGGACGTAAGCTTTCGAAATCTTTGGGCAATTCACCTGACCCACTGAATATAATTGGAAAATATGGTGCAGATGCCGTTCGCTTCACTATGGTTTATTTATCACCATTGGGACAGGACTTGCGACTTGATGTGGATGTAAAATCGCAAGATATTGCATCAACTCAACTTGGTAGAAATTTTGCAAATAAAATATGGAATGCTGCCCGCTTTATACAAATGAAAAAAGACGATGTCGATGATGGCATTTTTCAAAATACTAAATTGTCTTTTGAAAATTTAACTTTTGCGGAACATTGGATATTATCGAGGCTTAATTCAACAATTAAAAGAACAAACCAAAATCTTTCGCAATATAAGTTAAATGATTTTTCCAAAACGCTTTATGATTTTATTTGGCGAGATTTCTGCGATTGGTATATTGAAATTATAAAAGCGGAATTTTCCAATGCAGAAAGTGCGAATAGAAAAGCAGAAATTGTGAAATATGCATTATATATATTTGAAAAAATATTGCTTATGATTCATCCTGTTATGCCATTTATTAGCGAAGAAATTTGGCATTTGCTTTTTGGAAAAGCAGAAGATGAAACAATTTCTACGCAAAATTATCCAATCGAAAATGAGGAATATATATCAATTGAACAAGAAAACGATTTTGAAATTATCCAGTTAGTCGTCGAAGAAATTCGCAGTTTGCGCGCAATGCTGGGAGTTCAGCCCTCGGTTTCATTGCCTATTAATCTTCATATTGAAGATCCGAAATTTATCAAGTATTTCGAGAATTTGCAAAAACCCATATCCGATTTAGCAAAAATATCAAACTTGCAGATTAACCCTCCAATTAAACAAAAAAACGCAATAAGAAGTGTGATCCGTGGAATCGAAATTGCCTTGATATTAGATTCAAAAATTGATTTGCAGAAAGAAATAAATAGAATAGAGCGAGAAATCGAACGGCTTCAGAATAATATTCAAGCAAGCAAAAATAAATTAGCAAATCCACAATTCATTGAAAAAGCAGCAGCAGACACAATAGATTATGAAAAAGAAAAACTTGAGAGTATGCAAAATACAATAGAAAAAGTAAAAATTAACCTTGAAGTATTAAAAAATATAGAGCAATAAATGAAAAGGCCAGATTGGGACCAATTATATATCACACTTTGCTACTTGATTGGAATGCGTAGCAGGGACGCAATGACTCACGTTGGCTCTGTTGTTGTGGATGCAGACAATGTGCTTGTATCGACAGGATATAACTCGCTTCCGCGTAGTGTGGAAGTTGATTCCGAGGCGAGACGCCTTTCTCGCGAAAACGATGAAAAATATTATTGGATTGAGCACGCCGAGCGAAATGCAATTTATAACGCTGCACGACGAGGAACAGTTTTGAAAGGTTGCAAAATTTATGTGCCGTGGATACCTTGTGCAGATTGCGCTCGTGCTATTATTCAGACGGGACTTTCTGAAGTAATTATTCATCAAAATGGACAAGATTTCTATTCAGAGTATACTAATGGAAAATGGCAAGAGGCACATCAAAGAACGCTTACAATGCTCTCTGAAGCTAATGTTATGGTACGATTTGTTAAATGCGATATAGTCAATCCCGAAATTTATATGAATGGCAAAATCCTTCCCGCAAATGTATATTTAAATGGCGATAAATTTGAAAATTAA